AGAGAGGCTCAGGGGTCTTTGTTTGCACGTCTCCCAGAAAAAGCGACCTATTCATGGATTAGTTGGGTGTCTTTTCATCGCGCCGCGCCTTGAGTTACACGATCGATGGGCTGCCAATAAGATACTATCTGGGTTACCAGGTTCGACGTGGTCGGCAGTCCAGGGGTCGTCTGTGTGCGCGCCTTCTTTGCACAACCAGCACACTGTCGCACTGGCTCGCACCTCGGCTGATCTACGTGCGTAGTCACCTCGGTAGTGTGGTCTGTTCGCGTTGCGTCGAGTCTCGCGTTGTTTTGCGCAGATCGCGCACCGTGATGACTGGGCGAGTCTACCGCAGTCTAGGCAGGGTCTATAGGGCTGTCGCATTTGAGCGCGCAGCCTTACGCTTGTGGTAGAACTGTCGCTGACGCGCGGCGATCACGGCCTTGCAGTCGGTGCACATGGGTTCACCATGGCGTTGATGGCGTCTTGCCGCTGCGTAAGTTCCGCACGGTCTCAGTTCTTTGATCTCGCTCATGGCGTTGATCTTATCACAGATGGCTAGGTTTGTGGATTCAAGCGCCACGGCTGCCACCCTGCTATGTCGTGCAGCAGTTTGCCTGCTCGCAAGTTGGTGAGTGGGTCGAGCAGTGGCTCTTGTTCGCAGATTCCCATCTTGGTGCACACGGCTGCCCACTTGTTACGGCTGATGTCGTAGTTCACGCCGTTGATCTGCAACAGTCCTGTGTCTGATCGGTGCGACCAGTCGACTACCTTGGTGATGTTGCAGTCTTTGTCGACGGCGTCGCCACCTCGACGGTTCGGGCAACAGCCAGATTCGCGTTTGATGATGTGGATGAGTCGCGGCAGTTGGTGTGGTTTCCAGCCTGCTTCTAGGGCTAGCGGTTCTACCCAGGTGCAGTCGCCGTGTTTGAGCACGATGGGTTTAGCGGTTGTGGTTGGGGCTTGGGTTGTTGGGGTTTTGACGATCGGGGCGGCCACTGGTTCGGCTGCGTGGGCTACCAGGGCGACCGACCCGATCAGGGCTACGGTTGCTGTGAGTGTTGCTTTGATGATGGCGTGCATTAGTGCCTTTCGTTTGGCGCGGCAGACGGATAACTCGACGTCTGATGGTCAGTATTACCAGCCTAGGTTGCGGCTAGTCCTCGTTCCGTTCATTTACTAGACACTGGTGTAGCGACCTGACGGTCAGGTAGATGCCGAATGTCATGCAGATCGTGAACGGGTCGAGCCACTGCTGGCCTTGGGTGTGTTCGATCGCAGCGGCCGTACCTATCAGGGCGAGACCTGTGATAGCGCAGGTGGTTGTCCAGCGGTTGCGGTTTGTGATTCTCATGGTCAGACCGCCTGCTTGATCATGGCCAACAAACGCTGCGCGGCTGCTTGATTTAGTTCGAGTTTGATCGTGCCGTCTTGGGTGACGTAGCCGAAGTATGGGTCGATGTCGAGCGCTTCGGTGATCTGGTCACTGATGACCCTGGACTCTTTGCGCTTCTGCTGTTGTGCTTCGACGTACCGCGCCTTTGCTGCGTTCCTCTCGCGGCCTTGCATTTCTTGGTCATGTCTCCAGGTGGCTGCTGTCTCCAAGTCGCGAGCGATGATGCATGACACCTGGTTGAGTGGCACGCGCACGCTGGTCTCTGACACCACGCAGTAGTAGGTAGCGTTGTCTGCGTCGGTGCAGTTGAATCCGACGTTCAGGTAGCGCACGTGGCTGGTGGTGATTTGGGTGATGATGCCGTAACGAACGTGCCAGTTGCCGCTTTCGATTTTGAACACGGTCTGTGGGTTTGCTGCTGCTGCTGTCTGGATGTCTTTTGCTTTCATGGTTCTGTCCTTTGCTGTTGTGGTTGATGGTTACTTGTTGCTGTTTGCGAGCAGTGCCTGAGCCTGCTCTTCGGTCATCTTGATCGAGTAGTTGCCGTTGAAGTCGACGATTACGTAGGCTGGGTTCACGCCGATCGCTGCGGCCAGTCCTGCGCGCTTGGCTTCCATGCGCTCGTGCTTTGCATCCCTTGCCTTCACCGCTGCGATTCGCTCTGCGGTTGCTGCGTCTGCGTTAGCGAAGTACTCGACTGCGTACTCGTACATGTCCTGCTCGTCGTGTGCGACACACTCGGTGATCTGGTGTGCGGCGAGTGGCTCAATGCGGTAACGGTCGGTGATGGTGATTTTGACTTCACCAGTGTGGTCGTCACGCAGCATGAACACGTGGCGTGCCTTGATCTTCTGCACCTTGGCGATGTAGTTGATGTCGGCTGCCAGTTGGAAGTATTCGCTTCTCCACTTGCGGTCGCAGCGGAAGATTGCGTTCGGGTTCTCTTCCAGTGTCTTGATGATGTCTTTGATTTTCATGGTTCTGTCCTTTGCTGTTGTGGTTAGTGGTTACTTGGTCTTGATCGTGGTGGCGTAGAACGCTGACTGGTTGCCGCACAGATCGTTCATGAGCCATGCGTGACGGTGTGCGATTCGTGCGCTCTTGAACTCGCGAACGATCAGACCGCTCTTGCGGCTCTTGACTACGTGCTTGGTGTTGGTGTCCATTGGTGTCTCCTTGTTCATGTATCTATCTTACCACACCAGTCTATCATCGATCAAGCATTCCACCAACCTAGCCACAGAAGCCCGTCGTGACGGGGTTTTCGGGGGTATCAGCCTGGAACACTAGAACAGTTCTTCGATCTCTAAGTAACTGGGTGTGCCGTCGCCGTGCCCCTCTTTAGGGGGGGGCACTGGCGGCACGTCACCGCTTTGTTGTGTGCCTGAGTGTGCCGCTGATGTGCCGCCGCGTCGTTCCGCGGTCTGACTGCGTGTGCCTGACGTGTGCCGAATATCGTCGTCGGTAGGCACGTCAGATAGTGTGCCGCGCTGTGTGCCTGACTCATCGAGATCACCTAACCACGCGCTCATGTTGCCGTTTTCCAGTTTCTGACGTCGCATGCGTAGTGCTGATCTGAGCACGTCGCTGCTGCATTTGTGGCCGTGGTCTTTGAGCAGTTGCCTTGCTGTGCGCACTGGGATGTCGACGGCTGCGTGCAACTGGTCGAGTCGTGTGGCGGTTGCTTTGGCTGCGTCGCTGATCTCGTCGCCGAGCAGGTGGTGGGCGAGTTTGCCGTTGGTTTCGCGCAGTTCGATCTCCACCTTGTCGGGTATCCACTGCATTCGTCGGTGTGTGGCCTCGACCAAGATCGATGTTGGGCTGAGTTTGGTGAATCGCCACACCACATCGACGTCGTCGTTTTTGGCTGATGTTCCGCGTTGGCCTTTACCTGTGTCTTTGCCTGCGTGGTCTGCGCGTATCCAGGTGACGCCTAGGGCTTTCATGTTGACACCTGACCACCTGTAGAATGCTCGCATTGTGTCGGCGTCGTTTTCTTCACCTTCCACTGCGCGCGCTGTGGTGTCGATGATGACGAGCACGCTGTTTGTGGCTTTGATCGCGTCGATGACTGCTTTCGCACCTTCTGGTGTGTCCAGACCGCCGATCGATGGCAGCAGCACGTAGTGCAGGTGCGATAGGTCGTCGTCGATACTGTAGCCGAATGCGTCGAGTCGATCGCGTACGTCGCTGGCTGTCATCTCGAAATCGATATACAGCACGTGTTGCGGTTCGCGTTTCGGCTGGTTGAGCACTGGCTTGCCTGTGGCGAGCGCGGCGGCAAGTTCCAGCAGCAGCAGCGATTTACCTGATTTAGCGCCTGCGTACAGTGCGTGCGCTCGGCCTTTGGCCAAGATCGGTTCTAGCAACCATTCTTGGTCGGTGGTGTCTTCTGTCCAGAGCCGTTGCCAGTCGACGTACCAGGTGGCGAGTGGGTCTTGGTTCGGTGTTTTGAGTGTTGGCGGTTGCTCTTGTTGAATCGAGCGTACCCAGTCGGCGATCTGTGTGTCGTTCTGGGCGGCGAGTATTCGTGCGGCTTCTTTGAAGTCTCCGTGGTGTCTGGTTTGTGTCCAATATCCGAAGCGATCGTAAGAGCCTGGTGGCAGGTTCGAGATCGATGTGGTGAACACGGTGAGACTGTCCGTGCCGTTGTGGTTGACTGTGGCGCTGATGCCGTCGCGTGGGTGTTTGCCTGGTCGTGTCCAGTAGTAGGTGTTGTTGCTGGGGTCGAAGTGGTGTGGTGTCCAGCCGTCTGCGGTTAGCAGTGTATCCCAGGTGGTCTCGCGGTTGAATCTTGTACCTGCACGGGTGTCGGTTTCTGGTGCGACGGTCGCTGTGGTGGCTGTGGTTGTGGTGGTGGGTGTGGCTGGTTCTGGTGTTAGCAGTCGGATGAGCCAGTCGGGTGCGGTGGCCATTTCGATCTCGCCGATCGCGTGGTCTTGTTCCCATTCGTAGTAGTTCCCGTTCGGGTGTATGGTGGGTGCGACTACGATCTGGGCGTTGGTGCAGCGGATGTCGATACCAGCGCCGAGCAACCTGCCTGCACCGTTCCCGATGTCTGGGTGGTGGTCGGCGAGTCGGTACAACATGTGTGTGCCGCCTGAACCTGTGCGTGCGCGGATGGTGTCGGGCAGTTGGCCGTGTTTCTGTTGCAGCCTGTTGATGGTGTCGCGACCTGACGCGTTTGGGTCGTGTTCGTCGACATCGAGCACGAAGAACCGTGTGCCGTTGTCGAGTTTGCCTGTGACGATGCCGATGCCGTGGTCGGCGTAGCGGTCTGTCCACCAGGCGGTGATCGTGCCTGTCTGGGTGGTGGCTGCGTCTTGCCAGGCGCTGATCGGTGGCCGTTTGTCTTTCGGTTTGATCGGGATTACGCGATAGCCGTGGCTAGCGTAGTGTGTCGCCCATTCCAGTGTTACGTTGTTTTGCATTTTCTGTCCTTACCCATTGGTCGAGTGTTGTGACGGCTAACCAGCCGTGTTTGCGATGTTTGATGAATAGCACACCGTTGTCGGTTTGTGCGTTTTGCTGCTGCTGTCCTAGTTGTTCTATCCCCTGTGTTATCGCTGCTGTGATGTTTGCCCAGTTTTTCACTTGTGCTGTTGTGTTGTCGAGTCCGTCAAGATCGCCGACGTCATCTGATCTACCCGCGCCCAACATCCGTCTGATCGGGCGGCTGAGCAGTGTGCTCAACAGTGTGGCTATTTCTCTTTCGCCACGGTCGCCCTTTCTTTTGTTGGGGTTGGCCATCGATCAAGTTTATCAGGATGTTGGTGGCGATCTCGGCGCGCAACAACCTAAGGCAGATGTCGTACATAACGTCTTTCGTTATGATGATCGGCTCGCTGTCCACTTCGTCGATATCTTCGGCGATCTGTGACACGGTGAGCGATGCGAGCATCTCTTCGACGTTTTTAGGGCTGTGTATCATCGCCGTGCTTCCTGATGATGATCAACGGTGCGTCTTCACCGATGTAACCGCCGAGAATGTTGAACTCGATGTATTCGTCTGCTTCTTCTCGTGTCATGCTGTCACGGTTGACGAGCACGTCGGCCATGAGTTCGATGTCGTAGATCGCTGTTGCGTGTGTCTCGCCGTACCAGTGTTTGGCGTAGCCGATGATCGCGTCGTCGAACCCTGTGTAGGTGATCGGGCCGTAGATGGTCATTGTTCGCCCGTTTGCATGGCGACTTTGAGCCGTTCGTTTTCTGCGCTCAACTGGATGATGGTCTTGGCCTGGTTTGCGATCTGTTTCATGTTGAAGTCGTTAGCGGCCAGCACTTGCGTGTGTGCGCTGCGCAACATGTCGAGTTCGTCGATCAGTTGGCTGATCGCTGTGTCGAGTCTGCGTAGGTGGTATTTAGAGTCGGTGACGATCGACTCGTAGGGTTGTGTCATTTTTTCTATCTCCTTATTTGTTCGATGATGTTGGTGAGTTTACTGTGCAGGTGTGCGATCTCGTCTTGTTGGTCGCGTGCGACGACTCGTTCGATCAGGCTGCGGATGTAGATCAGGTCGCTAACTGTTAGTGTCTCCGAACTGTTCAAAGATGAGTTTGAACTTGATGATTCTGACGTGGTGGTAGACGGTTGCTGTTGAGATTCCAAGGTCACGCGCTGTTGCCTTCACTGGGTCGGTTCGGTTTTTATCCCGATGTTTCTGATAGGTGTTATACGTTAGCATTTCGCGTGTTCTGTCTTTGTTCGTTCTCGACGACGCTATTTCGCGTCGTGCGCGTGGCGACAGACCGCCCCAAATGCCGTACTCGATGTCGTTGACGATCGCGTAACGTGCGCAGGCGTCTTGCACTGGGCAACGTTGGCAGACTGCTACCGCGTGAGCCGCGGCAGGGGTAGACATGTGATCTGGGAAGAAATCTACCCCTGCGTCGCGGCATGCGGCATTGACCATCCAGTCTGCTGTTGCGTCACGCAACGCTGGGTAGTCGAATGCGCTAGGCATTAGACGAGGTCGTCCGCTTCGACGGTTTTGCCTTTGGTCACGGTGACGTCGAAGTGCTTCAGGGTTTTACTGCCCTGCAACTTCTCCAGACGGGTGAACGTGATGCTGATCGTGTCACCGACTGCTGGCTTCTTCTCGGCCAGGATTCGCAACAGTTGTGTCTGCGATGCGAGCACCTCTGTGGCGACGCCGTTGACGTCGATCGTGAATGACGGGTACTTGTTACCGTCTGGCATGGTGGCGACTCGCAGACCTGTGATTACGCCTGCGATGGCGTCGCCCTCGTTTTCGGGTTTCCACTTGTTGAAGTCTCCTGTCGGCTTCGCGAAGTCTTGCCAGTTGATACTCATTTTGCTTTTTCCTCTCCACGGGTTATCTGCAACCCGTTGGTCTTGGTGTATGTTACGCCGAGATCGCCGCGCTTTATGGCGTCGTTGATTTCGGACATCTGTTGCAGTTGCGGCATGTTGAGAGCGCCAAGTGCAGCGCCTGTCGTGTCGTCTGCTGTTTTGAATCCTAGATGTTCCATGATGGCGTCAAGCAGGTCGATGGTCTCGACGCTCTCTTCCAGGATGTCGAGCATGACACCGACTAGGTAGGCACGTCGCATACTGGGCTTGTTGAGCGATATCGAGCGTTTCGCTGCGGCTGCTTGCTTGGCGATCAGTTTGGCGTTTTCGGTGACTTTCGGGTGCACGCTGTTTAGTCGGTTGCGCAGTTGTTCGACGACGCTCTCATCGACGTCGATCTCGTCGCTAGGCACGGTGCTTTTCGGTTTCGCTGTTTTCGGTGGTCGTGTCGGTTTCTTCGCTTGTGGGTCGGGTGTGTGTTCGTGAAACTCGACGTTGTGCTGTGCTTCGACGTCGTTGATAAGCAACTTGATGGCACGCAGTTGTTCGGCTGTGTGCTGGTGGTCGGTTTTCAGTGATGGGATGGCTGGCGACCATCGTGCTGCGACATCGGCGAGCGCTGCTTTGTTGTTGTCTTTGAGCCACTGCAAACGATCGCGCAACCAGTCGCGTTGCTGTTGCAGATCGACGCCACCTGCTGGTGCGGCGATGTTGCCGAGCAGGAACGGTTTCACTGGGATGTCGTAAACCTTGCGCACAGCCTGAAAGTAGACCCACGCGGCTTCGATGTCGCACTCGATGACTTCGTAGTCGCCATTCGCGCCGAATCGCACGGCGACGCCACGCTTGATCTGCGGCATCGGTTGCGACTGGTCGTTGTCGTCGATGTATTCAGTGCCGTGTGCGTAGGCTGACAACTGTGCGGCGACTTCTGGGTAGATCGCTTTGCTTGTCTTGTAGTCGAGCACGCAAAGATCGTCACCGAACTGCGGCAGTTTGCACACCATGTCGAACGAGCCTGCGTAGCCGACTTCGCTGTTGAACACTGTATGTTCGACCAGCACTGGTATCGGCTGGTGGTCGTTGAAGAATGCGCGCAGCGCGGTGACGTAGCCGTCGATCTCTTCTGCCCACTCTGGTAGCACGCCTGTCTTGGCGTAGGTTTCGGCGAGTGCGTGCACGTCTGTGCCGCGTGATGCTGCACGGTCTAGGAATCTGAGCGGTTCGCGCTTGAGCAGGTCGATCGCTGCTGCGTCGTCGAGTGTTCGCCAGGCGTCGATGTTTTTGACTGCGTACTTGGCTACTTCGTTGGCTGCCCAGTGTTTCAGTGCGTCGCCTTTGCCGACTGTGCCGAGCACGGTGGTGACTGATGGGAACTGTGCACCTGTGAGTGGGTGCTGGTAGATTCGCCCTGATCGGGTTGTTTTGGCTAGTTTGGGTGATGTCATGGTTTTACCTTATCTGGTAGGTGTTACACGGTGGATTTTGCGCTTGGCTGCGACCAGTAGCCTGATCGTGATGACGGCTGGGGATAGCACGCCCATGATGATCGCGTAGAAGATGGCTACTGCGAGATCGGGGTAGGTGACTCGGCCGAAAGTGTCGAGCATGCGTGCGTAGAAGTACATGGTCATCATCACGGTGGTGACGACTCCCATCACTAGGTAGGCGGCGATCAAGAGAACCATCCGAGAGCCTTTCCTTTGCTTTCTCCACGGGGGATATATGAAAATAGCGGTATATGGGTTTCTGACGCAAGGGAACGCAAGGGAACGCAAGGGAAAAGCACTGGCGGCACGCTTATCGGGGGGTGATGGCGTGCCGCCAGCGGTGCAAGCGCAGACGGACAGATGCCTGGCTGCACGACCTTACCTACCTGACGACCCGAAACCGTTCACTGAACGGTCTGAGTCTCCGAGTAGGCTACTCTGTTGCCACTTTAGCAGGTCGGCGACGTTGTTCATCGGCAATAGTTGCACGACTCGCTCGTTTGGCATGATCGTGGCGGTCTGCGTGCCGAAATTCCAGACGACGGCGAACAGTTCGCCTCGGAAGCCGTTATCGATCACCGACATCGGTGTGATCAGATTCCGTTTGGCGAATGTTGACGAGCGCCCAGTGATGATCGCATACATGCCGCGCGGCAGTTGAATGCGCACACCAGTCGGTATCTTGGCCATAGCACCAGGCGCGATCTCCAACGGTGTGTGTCCGTTGTAGGCGAGATCGAACCCAGCGTCACCTTCGTGTGCTTTGCTCAGTTGCAGCGAGTTGCCGATGTAGTAGCCAGTGTTGGCGGCTTCACGTTCGTCGAGTGCTAGACATTGGGCGCGCCAACTTGCTGCTGGCAGGTCGCCCATGTCGTAGGCGTAGACGTTCGGGTGTGCAGCCCAGTGCTGTTCGATCAGCGACTTGTTGTTGTGCTCGTTGTAGAGCAACACAACTGGCACACCGATCTCGTTCGCTATCGCGATCTCGGCTGGCACACCACGTGACTTCGACCCTGATGGCAAGATCGCCACCATGCAGTCGCTTTGACGTAGCACCAATTCGTTGATTCGCTGCGTGCGTCGATCGAACGGCTGCTGTACTCTCCAGGCGGCTGCTGGTGTGAACACGCTGAGACCCTCGACTCGCAGTTCATCGAGCAGGTTGCTGGCGACTTGCCTGTCTTGTTCGGTGGCGAAGTCGATCGGCTGTGCGAAGTAGATCAGCGCCATCGGTTGATCACGATCTCGTCTGGGCTGCAGTTCGGTCGCACGACGGTCTCTTGCAAAACAGCGCCGTGATCATTGACGAACTGCACCAGTTCGACGGTGCGGTTGATGTTGACGCGGTGCTGTGCTTCTGCCAGTTGGTAGCGGTATAGACCGCTGGTGCGGCAGATGTTGACTGCGTCGATTCCGTCTGGTAGTTGGCTGTTGCTCATAACACTCCGTTTCTGGTTGCTAGTACCATCTTTGCGTAGACCGCGAGATCGTGCCACGTGTCATCGCTAGCCTGGCCGCCGTTCTCTACTGCGGACAGCAGCCGTTGCACTTTGCCGACGACGTAGAACAACACGCCGATCTCGTAGTGCTCTTGCGCTGTGACGCCAAGACCTGCAAGTTTGGCGAATGTCTCGCCGATGACGTAGAGATCGCCAGCACCGTACTCGGCCATTTTGACCAACATGCCGTCGACTTCGTTGGTGGCGTACTCGATCCACCACTCGCGTGCTTTCTCGTTGTGTATCTTCATCATGGCCTGGTGTCGTTCCAGTTGCGCACGACGTCGAGCAGACGGTCGTTGGTGATCACGGTCTTGGGTGACGTGCCGAACATCGCGATCTCACAACCGAGATCGGCTTCGCACACGGCCAGCCGCTGGTGCAGTTGTCCGAACGCTGCGTTCATCATCAAGTCATAGGACTCGACGCCTGCGATCATCGGCTCGAAATAGTCGATGAACATCAGACACGGGTGCAAGTGTGGGTTCGCGCCGCCGTTTGCTGCGACTGCTTCACGCACAACTTGCACATCCCACTCGGCGACTCGTCTGATCTTCTTGGTGACGGTGGTGCGCTCTGGTTGGATGTAGCCGCCGCTGATCTGGCCGAGTGTCTCCCAGTCGAGTTCACGCCCATCCATGCTGCCGCTGTTACCTGCGACGCGGATGGGGTAGGTGCGCAACACGAGCCAGGTGTGCACGTCTCGTGGCTTCATCGGGCTGAGTGGCGTGTAGCCGATCTGGGCGAGCAGGTCGACCGTGCGGCAGTCGCCGCTGGTGGTCTGCGGATAGAACCGCGTGTGCATGCCCAGGCCGTAGCCCTGTGTGCCTTCAACGATCACGTGCTGGTTGTTCTCGTGTGCTTCAGCGATCAACGGTGCAGTGTCGCAGATTTGGTCTTCGCTGTTGATGAACTCAAGCAGTCGATCGTGGTGGTCGCGTGCGATCGTTGCGGTGCGCATGATTCGATCTGCACGTGCAGCGCCGATGCCTTTCGACGTTGAACCTGTGCGTGCGTTGATGTCGCTGCCCGATTCGCGGTCGATGTGCTTCTGTTCCAGGATGGTTGCATACTGGTCGATGATCAGACGGCTGGACACTGCGTAGCCTGCAGCGTCGAGCGCGTCGACTTCGCTTTCCAGAACGTCGCAGTCGATCTCGCTGCCTTGGGCGATGTAGAGCCTGGCGTCGCGGTCGATGACTGCAGCGACTGGCACTTGACGCAGCGCCCACAACTGGCCGCGGTCGTCGATGGCGCTGTGTCCAGCGTTGCTACCACCGACGCGCACTAGGTGCAGTGGTCGGTCGAGTTTGCTGGTGTTGAATCGTTTAGCGAGTTGTGCGGCTACGTGGCCTTTGGCCTCGCTGCCGAACTGCCCACCAACGACGCAGTGGATGGTCATGTCTGTCTCTCCTTATGTGTTTGGGGTTGTTATCTTACCGTGTAGGTGTTACGCGGTGAGAGCCTTGTCGTGTGCACGATCTTCGCGGTAGTTGCGCACCTCGTGCTTATATTGGTTCAGTCGCTTGAAGTAGTGTGGGTTGTCGGCGATGAACTTGCGCGCCCTGTGCTGGGTGCAGCCGCCCACTTCAGACAGTTCGCGTGTGGTGACTGTGTGATATGGGTGGGCGTCGCACCAGGTGGTGAGTGTGCTGTTGACCTCGTCGCCAGTGACGACTGCTGGCTGTTGGTTACGGTAACTGTCGAGCAGCAGCCGCAGTGTCAAGTTCGGCACTAGGTTGCGCACTCTGATCGGCACGTGGCACAACGCGAGCGGCATGCCGTGCTGGTCGAGCGCTGCGCGCATGGTTGCTGTTGCTTGCTCTGGTGTGGTGATGTCACGCATTGGTCTGTCCTTTGCTGATGGCGATGAGCCTGGTCTTGGTTACGTTGCGCTGGTAGATGTTGCCGCTGTTGTGGTACTGCTCGACGATCGTCAGTTGTGTCTTGCCACGTGGTGCGATCGCGAGCACTGTGCTCTTGTAGTTGAAGTTCCAGACAAGCACGTCGCCGACTTGGATGTCGGTTGCTGGCTTGGCTGGTACTCGGCCTACCCCGATGATCTGGGTGTAGTGCTCGGTGGTTGATGTGGTCATGGGTCTGTCCTCCCTTGTCTGTCCTATGAATAGCGTATCATATGTGGATAGGTTCTGTCAAGCATTGTCTTCAGGCCGCGTCGTTTCGCGGTTCATCGGCTGACCAACTGGCCGCCAACAGCGACGAACTGGCGCGACTGCACTGCGCGGTGGATGAAGTTCCACACGTGAACGTTCAGGCGGAAGCCTTCACGGTGGTTGTTGACGATGATGATCTTCTGGCCGTTGCCAGCCTGGAAGATGTCTACACCTTTGTAGTGTCCGATCGGTGTGAGTGTGTCGTTCATTGTGCGACCTCGACGTTCTTGATGTTCGTGTAGAACTTCGCGCCGTTGTCATCGGTGAACCCGACTTTGATGACGTCGTAGCCGTCTGGTTGTGGTGCGACCCAGAACACTACGCCTTCAGTGCCGATCGCAACCTTGCGGCCTTTGACCACGACAATGCGCTGACCTTTGATGATCTCGCCAGAGTCGAGCCGCTGCTGTTGTGCTTGCTTGCGTGATTCGATGGCTTCGACGTCTTCGGTGCACCTGTGCACTGGGTAGACGACCTTGATGGTGCGGCCGCTGTCGCCGCGAATCTCGGTGCGTGCTGCAAGGTAGGTGCGGCCTGTCTTGCTGATCTGCCATGACAAGCCTGTCTCCAGGCAACGGTTGCAAGTGATGACGCTCACAGCGTGACCCCTGCCTTGATAAGTGCGTCACGTGTTGCACGTGCGCTGGCGATCAAACCGCCGAACTCCCAACCGAAAACGCTGACACCTTGGTCTGCGTAGTGGTGTGAGTCGCTGAGCAGTTCATGTGCTTGTGCTTCATTGAGTCGCACGATGAAATGCTTGCTCAACTTGCGCACCACTGGGTCGCCGTCGCCATCGTAACAACCGCGTGAGCAGTGATCGATGAAGAACGTCTTCGGGATTCGGTACTCTTTCATGGTTTCTGTCCTTTCGTCCATATATCTATCTTACCACATGGGCATGGGGTCGATCAAGTATTCCCCACGGCCGCCCCGTCGCGCCCTCTCGCGACGGGGTTGGCCTCGCTGCTCTCAGATCGTGAACCACTTCGCGTAGCCGTAGTCGCCGTCGCGCTTGGTCGACTCGACCGTGCGGATGACGCACTTGACTCGCTTCGGCGTGACTTCCATGACCAAGCCTGCGCGGTCTTTGCCGAAACCGTGCACCTTGACGATGTCGTTCACCTCGGTGTTGGTGTGTGGTGCTGGCAGTGCAGCGACACGGTCGCGACTCCAGGTGGACAGTTCGCGCGTGGCCTGATCAGCAGCACGCATGAAGTCCTCTTCGATCTGTGCCTGCTGCATGGTCTTCAGCCACTTAGCCACAACCTTGCGTGCCTTGGCTTCGCTGTCGTGCTTCCATGACAGGTGACCTGCACCAGCGATCACCTTATCGTTGGTGTTGTCGACTGCCACCCAGACGTTCTCGATCTCAAACGTGTAACTGTTCGAGCGGTGGATGTGCTCCACTGCCATGTCGCGCTTTTCGTAGCGCACATTCGTGAGAACTGCACGGTGGTAGTCGATGGTCGAGCCGTAGCCTGCCACCATCCCCGATGTGCTGATGAACTCTTGCATCGCCTGATATCCAGGATGTGCGTAGAACTCTGCAGTGTCTGCACACTCTGAGTAGTCTTTCCAGTTGAATTCGATGGTCTTCATTGTTCTGTCCTTTGTTGTTGTTGTTGGTTGTTACTTGGTGATTGCGACGAGCCAGCCGTGCTGCTGGTACTTGTAGGCATCTTTGCGCTGCTCATATGGCAGGTGCTCTTGGCTATCCCATTCGACGCCGATCGTCCAGTCGCCAGCCTTGGCGATCTTGACGTAGCCCCTTCTCCTGCCCTTGTAGCCGTATTCGTCTTTGGTGTTGCGCTTGACGAAGAACACTGTGCCAGTAATCTGTTCAAATCGGTACAGTGCGACTCTGTCGCCTCGCTTGAATGGTGGTGTGTTCATTGTTCTGTCCTTTCGGTTGGTTGATCTTACCCATTTATCTTACCACATCAGTGTATAGGTAATCAAGCATCCATCACAACCTGGCCAGAAGCCCGTTCCGACGCGGCCTGGAAAGGGTCAGCCGCAGACGGTCATCGACTTGACCATCCCGACGGGGATAGCCAAAACATGGTCAACGTCGCCGTCATCAGTAAACGACTGGGCGACCACCACATGGCCGTCTTTCACACCAGGCATCAGATAGCCGACAGTGTGCACCACACACGGCACGTCTTCGATCGCGTCTGGGTTGTGCCATCCAGTGCCAACACTGTGCGCGTCATGCCACACCACATGTACGATCGTCGACAGTTCAGTCATCATCGTCGCTGTCTTCGTTACAAGTCGGGTACGGCTGCACGGGTACGTTGCATGGGCATGCTGGGCGACGGCTACCGATCACGTGCACGACTACCAGCCTTCACGGTCACGATCAGCGCAGAAAATCGGCGCTTGCAGAATGATGCCACGATGCGAAGTCACCACCGCTAACGCTTGCTGCGGCTGTTCACATCCGAAGTTATTGATGTAGGCGTATTCATCGTACCCTTTCATCGAGCCGTTGATGATCATCGACGGCGACGGCATGTACTGATGCCAGTGACCGAGCCACAACGTGTCGAATGACGAGCCGATCGCCAGATAGCGTTGTGCTTTCCTGGCACGCAACCGCATGATCGGTGGGTAGATACCGCCGATGCCACCACCGCCGTGCGCTTGATCACCATGCGTCAGTAGATGGCCGTGACCGTAGATAGACACTAGGCAGTCGCTCGATTCAGGTATCTGGAATGTGACACGTCGATCTGTTTTGAAGTGGCGTTCTAACATCTTGGCTAGCAACCAGTCGAAGTTGGTGCGTGCTCGCAGTTTGGCTCGTGGCTTGCGTGTGGTGCGGCCGTGGTTGCCTGCCACTGCTGCGATGTGTACCTTACCGAACTCGGTGGCTAACATATCGATCGCTGACGCGATCTGCTCAGCCCAAAACAACAGCGACCCGATCATCGTGTCCTCGTTGGTCTCGCTCAGTTCCTCGTGGATGTCACCGCTAAAGATGTCGCCGCCGAGCAGCAGCACGAAACCGTCGTACTTCAAACCTGCCAGATGTTGACGTGCCATCTTGATCGTGTTTGCTGTCCAGGTCTTTAGCCTGATCTCGGCGATCGCCCTGTTGTAGGCGTTCAAACCGTCTACTTCCTCTGGCAGCACCACCTCATCTAGGTGCAGATCGGACAGCATGCACACGACTGTTGCGGCCTGGGTCTTCTTACGTTCTCTGGGCAGTAACCACTGTGGCGGTTGCAGCGTGGCCGACTCTGCACGGTCGACGACATTGAGCGCGTGGTTCAGTTGCTCGTTCTGTTCGACCAGGCGACGCAGTTCGTTGTTTGCGCTGTCACGTTCACGTCGCAGTTTGATCAGTTCGCTTTGGCTTTCGACGTTGATGTCATCTGATAGGCTCATACTCGCCCCCTCGGTATCGGCTGATGTGGGTACTGCTGATCGAAAACCCACGGTTACGCAAAGCCCTGACGATATAGATGGCTGGTGTGTCTCCGTTGAGCGCTTCCATCAAGTCTACACGATCTTGCTCGTTCAACTCGGTGTATATCTCTTGCAGCCGCGAAGTGCGACCGCCTACCTTCTTTGTTTGTGCGTTGATCTCGTCACGCAGCCCCATGTACGCCCCCAGTTCTAGTGTGTGTGGTTGTCGATCTTGTGTTCGACTTGTGTGATCTTATCTTCGACTCGGTCGACGTTGTCGTCTAGTTTGTCGATCTTGCGGCCGATGATGCGGATGAGCGCCATCACGCTCGCGTGGTCGGCTGCGTTCTCTTTCCTAGCGCGTTGCAGCAACGCCACCACAACAGCACCGAGCGCTGTGATGAATGCCGCGACGACTGTGGTGTCCACTATCCACCGAAGACTTTTTTGAATGCTGCGTCTACGGCGGCTGGGTTGTCGGCCATCGCTGGCGACAGTTCGACGTGCAACCAGTCGCCACCAGGCGCGCCGCTCACGGTCGGCTTATCGTACTTCTGCCACGCTGCGCGATCGCAACGCCATGCACGGCCGTGCGGCTGTGGGAAATAGTCGATGATCATCTCGATACCGAACGTGTCGGCGTTCTCGGCCAGGATTTTGCACCATTCCATGGCGTGCTTGCGGCCGTCTGTTTTCCCTTTGCTGCCCATCTTGCGGTAGGACAAGTCGACCGCTCGACCTGTGGCGTGCACGCTGAGGCTTTCCTTGCCTTTCATGTTGCGGATGCCCCAGTCGCCGTTGTTCCACAGTGCGCTCTCCGAGAGCATGATGACGCGATCGATGAACGCCTTCATTCCTGGCCTGACGCGCTGTGCAGCGCCGTCTTTGTTGCCCGTGTATGGGCGGCTCATCGGGCTGCCGCTTTCTTCGCTGCTTTCTTAGCGCGTGACTTTTGCACGGATGAGCCGCCGAATGCGATATCGATCTCTTCCTTGGTGAGTTCACCGTCGAGCGACGCACGGGCGAGACGTTCGACCACCGATGCGACGGCGGCGAAACCAGCCAACGCTGCGGCCTTCCACATCGGGATGTCACCGATGACGCTTGCACCTGTGATGATTCCGAGTGCGCTCGTTAGGAACAGCGCCACGATACGTTGCACGATCTCTTGTGCTTTGTGCATGTCAGTCCTCTTGCGATAAGTAGGTGAACAACCAGTGTATCACGATGGTGGTGGCGGCTGTGAACAATGCCGCTGTCCTGGTCGCACCGCTCAACGTGATAAGAATGAACACGACGCCTGCCCAAGTCCACGCGTTATCACGCAGATACTCGAACAGTTTCATCTCATTCTCCTCGTTGGTGCGGCTACGGCAGACAGTGTAGCAGCGGCCGCCACCAGTGTACGTCGCACAGATACTGGAACGGTAGAACCGACTGGCACGTAACTGTCGAACTTGCCACTGTACACGTTGATCTCTTGTTCAAACGCTTGACGCACTTCGGTCGGCGCTTCTTGCACAGCCTCGACCAGTGCGATCGCTTGGCTGTCGGTCAGTTCTGAAGTGTCGATAGCGTCGAACACCTGCTCGGCTTGTTGTTCGCTGATCGTGGCAAGAACCGCTGCACTGGTGACGACGGTGAGCGCTTGCTCTTGCGTGATCGGCGTGTCTTGCTCTAACGCAGCGACGACGTCGTTCGCTGTTTCAGTCTCTTCGATCAGTTGTTGCGGTTCGATCTCGACGATCGTTGTGGTCGTGGTCTCGATCGGTTCGTCGACTGGTAGACTGGTCACCGATGTTGTGGTTTCAGTTGTTGTTTCTGGTTCTGGCTGCGGTTGTTCTTCCTGTGGCGATTCTGACGGCTCGGTCGTCACGGGTTCAGGGTCTGTTGATGTTGGTGGAACTTCCACTACTAGCGTGGATGACGTGGCTGGTGGCAACGTACCAGCGCTAGGCGGCTGAACGTAGACAGTCGTGGTTGTGGTCGTGGTTGTGGTCGTTGTTGACGTTGTGGTGGTTTCTGGCTCAGACGTCGACGTACTCGCCTGAATACTGCTGGTCGTTGCTTCCTGAAGCGTCGTAGTAGTGACTTCCGTGACAGGCACAGTCTCGATCGGGGCAGTAGTAGTAGTGGTCGTCGTCGGTGTTGTGTACTCCGTTGTAAATGCCCATGTCGGTACGATCTCCCAGTCTGCAGCGTCGTTGCCTAACTGCCAGAAAAGCATAGCGCACGTGCCGCCACCGTTCTCGTACACCCATGCGTCGAGCGGCGCTGCACCGTCAAGTTCTACGCGATCGCTGTAAGTGATGCTGCAACCTTGATCTTGCCAACTACCGAACTGGTGGCCACCGATATCAACCCAGCCGCCGTCGTCTGACGCGATCGCAAACCGCACCGACGTGACACCACTGGGCAGTTCGATCTGTCCTGTGTAGTGCACCATGAATGAATCCCAACCGCAGTCGCCCAGGTGATTCTGCTCGTAATCCCAAGTCCAATTGATGTTCGGGTAGATGGTCTCGCCGCACACCGTGTACAGATCGTCGCTGCGTGTTGGTGGTGTCTCGTCGACGTGGTAACCAACTGCGCGCAACCCCGATACGGCTTCTGCGTTGACTTGGCTATTAGATAGCGCAAAAAACAACAACGGTGTGAGCACTGCCCAACGTGCAGCGCGCGTCACTCGATGTCGGTTAGCGGTTCTGCAGGCAACACTGGTGGGATGAAGTCATCTGTCTCTTCAATGTACGCGAATCCGATGCCAGCGTAAGTTTTGCCTGGTGTATCAAAGAACGTCTCGACCCAGCGACCAGGGTAGCGGTCTGGGTTTTCTTCCATGAACTCTGCTGTGACGACAGAGACGTGAGTGACGATGCCGTTTCCATCTAGTTGTGCGAAGTATTGACTCATGACCAACTCCATGTGATAGTGCCTGAACTGTTGAATGTATAGATTCGGTGCGTCGACGTGGTGCTAACTGTCGGGCTGCCCGTTGTTGTAGCGGTTGGCGCGCCTATGGCAGTGCGCAAAATAACTACACCTGAACCACCAGCGCCGCCACTGCCACCAGCAGCAGAGCCGCCACCACCGCCACCACCACCAGTGTTTGCAGTTCCTGCAGGTGCAGTCACACTCCCCGACGTCGCGCCTGCTGCACCACCGCCAGAGCCACCAGTGCTAACACCTTCTCCACCACCACCACCACCACGGAACGTAGCAGTTCCAGTGATCGACGACTGGATACCGTTGCCACCGTTGATAGTCGTCGTCGTAGCACCAGCACCACCACCACCACCAGCAGTGCCAAGACCAGCACCATACGAGTCTGCACCCTTTGTTCCCTGTGTGGTTGGTTGGATTACAACTGAAGTGGCAGCGCCACCAGTGCGTGGGCTGCTATCTCCACGACCAGACGAACCACCACCTGAACCACCAGCGAGACCGTTGCCTGCTGTCGTTCCACCACCACCACCACCGAGAGCGGTTATCGGCCCAAACACGCTATTAGAACCGTTCGCGGTAGCAGCGCCACCAGCGCCGACAGTGACAGTGTAAGCAGTGCCAGAGACTGGTACTAGGCGAAGTTCAGCCGTTACACCACCACCGCTAAGTTCACCTTGAACTGATGATCGATAGCCGCCAGCACCACCACCACCACCACCAGATATGCCGTTGCCACCTGTGCCGCCTCCGCCACCACCAGCAACAACCACGTACTCGACCAACGGTGGTGTCGTGACTGGCACTTGCTGAATGTACGTACCGCTGATGTAACCGCCTGGCCTCATGCGTTCACCGCCCATCGAACATAAACAATGCCAGAACCGCCAGAACCGCCGCCGTTGCCAGCGCCACCGCGCATACCAGCACCACCACCACCGCCAGAGTTCGCAGTTCCTGACTGTGCAGCGACAGACGTACCGCCGCCGTTGCCACCACCGCCAACACCACCAGTGCCACCAGTGCCAGCAGCGTAACGAGAACCCCCACCACCGCCACCACCTTTATAGGTTGTGCCAGCAGACTGACCGAGCCACGCAGATACGTCTTTGCCTGCACCACCAGCAGCACCGTTGTTGCCAGAGTCACCGTTGCTGCCTGCCGCACCAGCACCGCCACCACCACCACCAGGCGTCTGCGATGAAGCGACAGCAGTGCCACCAGCGAAACCTTGTCCAGAAGTACCAGCGGATGACCCAGCGTTGCCGCCAGACCCACCACCAGAGCCACCGATAGACCCTTTGCTGTCAGCACCACCCTGCCCACCACCGATACCGTACGCGAATGTTCCGACAGATGACGCGACGCCATTGTTCATATAGTTGCCGCACGCACTGCTACCAGCGCCACCAGCGCCAACGGTGACAGCGTGTGTGCCAGCAGGTAGATAGATAGTCGTCTGCAAAACGCCGCCGCCGCCGCCACCACCGCCGCCGCCGTCACCTGCACAACCAAAACCACCGCCAGCACCGCCGCCACCAACAAGACAGAGATCGAACAGACCGCCAGTTGTAACAGTGAGCGTGCCGTCTGAGTTGAAGTAGACGCCGTTATATGTGATGCCAGCGGTCGTGAATGCGCTGATAGAACCTGTGCCGCCTGACGCCCAGCCGTAGCGAGTCAACGACTGACTCGACAGTGAACTGACGTAACCCAGTGTGCGGCGTGCGGTCATCGCTTACGCCGTGATCTGGTTGACAAACCCGTGGACAGTGATCACGTTCGCAGTCGCAGCAAAAGCGCGAACAACCAACGCAGTCGCGTTACCCTTGATCAGCAACCCAGGCGCTACACACACCAAACCAGCCTCAGGCTGAACAGTCACCTCGATCAGATCATCTGGTGACGTCGTGCCACCCCACTCGATCGTCAACTTCACTGCTGACGTGTCGGTGTTCTGCGCGTAAAGCCAAACCTCGTCATAAGTCGTTGCCGTCGTCGACCCCGTGTGGATGGTCGTGCCAGCCGTTGCTGTTGCAGCGACTTTGATGGCGCGACCGTCTGTTGACGCGCTCAGTTTCTGCTTGGTGTATGTTGCCATGTCGATCTCCTAACTGAAAACCTGAACCTGAAGAATGTCCGCGCCGCCAGACGACTGCACCCAGGCAGAACCGTTGTAGACCCACAGCGTCAATGTGTCGGTGGTGAATGCGAACATACCAGTGGCGAGCGTCGGCTCTCCAATACCACCGAACGCTGCATCGCGATCAGCGACAGACGCGAACCGCATGATGGTTTGATCCATCAAGTAGGTGTTCACCTGCGCAGCGGTAAGAACACTTCCCGATGTGAACAGTTTAGCGCCAGCGCCAGCCATATGATCAGTCTACACTACGCCAGTGCGTTACTGCTATCAAGCACGCCGTACGTCGTATCATCGAGAATGAACTGGTATAGCAGTTCGGTGTAGCGCAAACCGATCTCCACATTGTGGAAAGACGGCGAGATGATGTGATTCACACGTTCAACAGCGTAGAACTGTGTAACTGACGCAGGTGTACCGACGCTGTACGTGCGCGTGATACTGATGACGTCGCCGATGTCTAGGCTGTTTACGATCGTGCGATCTCCGCTAGACAGTTTGGACACGGCCACGGTCATGCTGTCGAAGAAATAGCGTGGCACTGAGTACAGATCGAGCAGACTGTTGGCGAGCGACAGCGCGGCCGCGTCAGTTTCCAGCAGTACGTTGTCGATCGCGTAGGTCGATATTCCGTATTCGGTTTGGCTTGTCAGGTTTTCGGCTTCTTGCAGTGTGCCGCCTACGCGTGTCACCTGGATACGGTTGTAGAGCAGTTCTTGACCATAGGCGATCGACAGCGTGGTGTATGGGATGTTCGCACCTGCGTCGCTGAAGTACGCGCTCACTGTGGCGAACGACGCAGCCAAGCGGTCGGTGAACGTCAAGTCGCCGTCGCGTGCGATGAAACATAGACCGCTCTCGGCTTGCGCGATCTGCTGCAGGTACGACAGCGCGTTGGTGTTAGCGTCGATCTGGTACGCGCCCAATGCGGCCGTGCCAGTGGCGATATCGCGTGTCGACGGGTAGTTGATCTCTGGCTGATCGAGCAGGTAGGTGACTCGCGCACCGCTCAGTTCTGCAGTCGGTGTTGTGGCAGCGCCAGTGTAAGCGTTCGCTAACAGCACGAAGTCGTCGACGACTGAGATGTTCACGGTGCTGATGTTGCCGAATTGGTAGTTCAGGTCAATATCGGCGATGCGACCGACGAACACAGTGACACCGCCTGCGATCACGGTAACTTTGCGTCTTGGTGTTACTCCTGACTGGCCGAGTGTCGCATCCCAGTATGGGCTGGACTGGTTGATCGGGTCGAAACGTCGATCGTTGTTGTTGAGCACGATGTTGCAGCGACCAGCAGCGAACTCATCCAACTGCGCAGACCGACCACGTGAGATCGACAACGCCTGCACATACGGCGATACGTCATCGCCAACGAGCGTGCCGTCGAGATAATCTTCATCGAGCACGCCAAGTGTAGCGTCATCTAGCGTGAATGGGTTGACTGGGAAACCCAACTCCATGAGAACGGTGACGTCTTCACCGTATACGAGTGTCGACGTCATGGCTATGCGACGGTGTAGCGCGACGTGATCGGGATGTAACCGTTGGCGCGCTCGTAGTCGCGCAGGTTGTCGATGATCACACGCTGGATTTCTTGCGCGTCAGCGCCCATGCCTGCAGTGATGTTGTTCACGATCTGGATGTTGCGCGCTGCTTGCCCTGGGTTGTCGATGAAGTCGGGCACGGTGGTCATCGTGCCGCCAGTGGCGACACTGACGATCGCGTTCTGGTTGTTGCGCGCCACTTGTGAGATCGCTGCGCTGACAGCGCCGCCACCGACTTCGCCGCCGACGTCGCGCAGTTTCTCTTTCGCCTCGCGCAGTTTGTCGGTTGCTTCGATCTCTTTCTCGATCGCTTCGCGCACACGGTCGTGCGCGTCTTTCTCGCTATCTTGCGCGGCGAGCAGTTCGTCGAGCGCTTCTTTATATTCGTCTGTTCCTTCAGCCGCGCCCTGCAAGATCATGGTTTGGAACATCTGCGCGACGGTCAGTTCATTGGTGGCGTCACGTTGATCGTCGATCGCGTCAGACACGGCCATCTTCGCGCGCATAAGATCGCGCTCGGCGTCTGCGATCTCTTCAGGTGTGGCCGCCATACTGCGTTCGCTAGCGAGTTTGGCCTCGGCGTCAGTGACTGCGTTGACCGCGTCGAACACTTCGAGTTTGGCTTCGGCCAGTGCGATCTCTGCGCGGCGGATGTCGCTTGCTGATGCTTCTGGGTCGAGCCTGGTGTCGGCCAGTTCTTTCTCTGCGTCGGCGACTCGGAAGTTCGCTTCTTCGACGCTGTACTTGGCTTTTTCGATGTTGCGCTCGGCTTCAGCCACCGATGTCGGGTCGGCTTTCTTAGCACGTAACTCGGCCAGTTTCTTCTCTGCCGCGGCTACACCACGAACTGCATCCTCTTGCGCGATGTTGGCGTTACGCAGTCGCTTCTGTGCGTCTTCCACTTTGCGCATGGCGTCGAGCGCTTGCTTGCTGTCGGCTGGGTAGCCTTTCGTCACCAGGTTGAACTTAGCCTGAGCGTCGGTCACTTTCTTCGTAGCGGCAGCCAAACTGCTGCGTGCTTTGCTCGTCGAGTCCATCGCGTCGCGTACCGCTTTCTCTGCAGCGGTCTGCCCTTTCAACGCGTCGATGTACTTCTGGATTTTCTCCTTGGCGGTCTCTACAGCCTTAGTCGCGCCGCTGCCACCTGTGTAGGTGGGCACGAACTTGGCTTCTGTGCCTGCACGTTCGGCGTTGCGAATCGCGCGCAGGCTCTCCATGGTTGTGGCGAGCGCTTTGCCTGCGTTTTTCGCGCCTGTGGTGATTCGACCGAGTGACACTTCGCCGACGTCGCCGAGTTCTTCCAGACCAGCGCCGAACTTGTTGGCCACTTTGATCATCAGGTTGATAGCGTCGCGGAACAAGTTCACGAAGTTGATCACGCTGTTGATCAGGTTCTCGATCATCCTGATCACAAAGTTGATGACCGAGTTCACGACTTTGCGCACGCCTTCAAACTTCAGGTACAGCGCAGCGAGAGCGACACCGAGTGCGATGATAGCGGCAACTGCGATACCGATCGGGTTGGTGAGCAGTGACACACCGAACGCCACCTGTGCGATGGTTGCAGCGATCGTGACTAACCGCAACGTAACCAGCGCAGCAGTGATACCGAGCACCACGTTGCCGAGCGTGCCCATGTTTGTCGTCACCTTGAGCAGATCGGTGGCCAGTGTCTTGAACACAGCGCCCATACCGCTCTCGCCAGCGATATCAGCCAACTTGCCGAAGTATGGTACGACCTTGTTGTTCAAGAACTCAGCGAATCGTTCAAAGTAAGGCAGCAGCATCGAGCCGAGACTCTCGGCCACTTCGCCGAATGCGAGCCTGATCTTGTCGGTTGCTTTCGCTGACGCTTCAGCCGTACCACCGACCTGCGTCTCGATCGCCTGCAGCAAAATCTCCTGCGCAGCCAACATCTGACCAGACTTAGCCAGCGTCGCGATCTTCTCCTTCTCCTGGGCAGTGAACGTAACACCAGAACGCGCCAACGCATTGATTCCCTTGATCGGGTCTTGCAGCGCCTTGCCCAACTGCGTCGCGTTTTGCGTCGCCTCACCAAACCCAGCAGCAGCAAGATCGAGCGCCGCCATCGTCGCACGGTCGAACGCACCACCGACCTCGTCGGCCGTAGCCGCCAAGTTCTTGAATGTCAACAGTTTGGTCTGTGTCGCCTTGATCGTATCTTCATCGATACCGAGTTGTGCCTGCTGTGTCGACGCCAGTTCGGTCAGTCGATCAACCACCTGCTGCGTCTGCCCACCGAACAAGCCCATCGACGTCGCGACTTGCAACATCGCACGGTCGGCGACTTGTGCGTCTTCAGCGGTTTGTGCCAGTTTGTAGCCAACTGCAGCGAAACCAGCAGCAGCGATAGTGCCAAACTTGGCGATGTTGCGGATACCGTTACCCAGCGCACTGTCAAGTGTGCGGATACCGTAGGTCGCTTTAGCGCCTGCGGTTTCCAGTTTTTTGAACTCGGCGATCGCCTGCTTGATGCCTTTGGCGTTGAATTCGCTAACTATGTTTACGCCAACAGCCACAGGCCACCACCTTTCACGAGTTTATGACGCGCTGCACTATCTTATCAGTAGTGGCGACCGCTTTGGCTACGATAGCCTCGACCTGCGGCTTACGTCTAGCAACAGCACGGTACAGCACACGCGAGCGCAACTGCCCGACACGGCTGCTACCGCCGTGTTTCTTGTCCAAGTTCTTGACGAACGGATTCGACACGCGGCTACCAGCCGAGTCCAAGATCGCACCACCAGCGGTCATCTGCTGAATGCGCACGATTCCACGTGGGTTGTCTTTGTTGCGACCAGCCGTAACTTTCGGCTTCATACCGCCACGAGCCGCTGACGGTGAGTAGGTCGGAAACGGTCTTTTATCAGATCGAGCGTTAGACGGGTTGGCCATCTTCCACCTGGGCAGCGTTTCCTCTGGGTAGTCGCGCCCAACTTCACTGGCCAGCGGTTGTGCGTCTTTGCGCATTTGGATGGTGATCTGCATGTACATGCTGCGATCGTAGGTGCGTATCTCTTTCAGCGCTTTAGAGATTCCTGTGGTGTTCATGCTGATCATAGCAGTGGGTTCACTTGTTTCTTACCGTTGCGCTTGTTCTGTTCTTTGACTCGCCACTCCATGTAGGCGATCATAGCACCGATCATCTCTGGGTCTTCACGCAGTATCAAGTGTGGCGCTATGCCAGTCTCACAGGCCAGTGACGCGATTAGCCAGTGGGCTGACCCATATCCAAAGGGGTCTCACCTTGCTCATCTTTGACTGTGACCTCGTCAATGCTCTGAATCCAAGTGGGGTCGAACGGGTCGGTCGTTTTACCAGTGCGCTTGCACACGTTCCACGCGAGCCATGCCACGTCGGTCAGTCTCATCTCAGACTCAAGTTTGACGACCGAACGCGACCAGGTGCGTTCAAACGCTACGAAGTCGCCGAATCGTGCGACAACTTCATACGGCTCGCCTTCGATAGGCGTGACTACCAGTGCAAGTTTCATCTGTCCTCTTTCAGGTTGGTGTTATGAAGTGGCCTTAGCGATCGTTCCGCCAGTAAACGACAGCGACGTCATCGCCATCTCGCCAACCGCCCCTGCCACGGGCTGGTGGGCAGCCAAAAAGCAGTTAGAAATCGTATACATTGGATTCGTCGCCGACGTGGTCGCGCCGTTCGGCTTGATCACAACAGTCGTCTGCGTTCCAACCAACGGGTAGATCGTGGCTTCGACGTTGCTTGCAGCAAAGTCCTGAAAGAACTCAACATCGACGGTCAGGTTCTGCAAGCCACCAGTGAACGAGTGGCCGCTAGAGCCGAAAGCCGTGTTTTCGACTGAATCGATCTCGTAGTTGAGAGTGACGTTTGCCCCATGATCGGACAGAACGACCGAATTCACCGAGATGTACGCGTTGGTGAGAACGAGAGCGGCCATTGTTTACTCCTTAGGAAGTTGCCTTAGCGAGAGAGCCGCCAGTAAACGACAGCGACGTGGTCGCCAGTTCACCGACAGCGCCCTGAACGGGTGTGTGCGCAGCGAGAAAAGTATTCGATGCAGTGTATCGCGGATTCGTCGACGACACAGTTGTGTTCACGGGGATGATCACAACAGTTGTCTGCGTTCCGACCAACGGGTAGATCGTTGCTTCGGTCTTCGTTGATGCGAAGTCTTGGTTCATCTCGACGTCGATCGTCAAGTTCTGCAAGCCACCAGTGAACTTGTGACCAGTATCGCCGAACGCCGTCACTTCGACCGAATCGACTTCGTAGTTGATGGTGGCGCTCGTGCAAAGTGCGCTCACATCCGTGCCACCGATGGTGATCGACGGGTTGGTCAGTACCAGCGTTGCCATTAGATGTCTTCCTTCTTTTCTGCTCGCTTAGCGGTCACAGGCTCGATGTGTCCACCTTCGACCAACGCGTCGACGTTCAAACCTTCGACGTCGGTGATGATCTCGCCGACTGCGTAACCTGCGACGCGGTCGCTAGTGACTTTGTACGATGCCATGCTCAAATCCTACTAGTGGCCTGGGATGTCGACGCTTCAAGCATGTACAGTAACATCGACGCGAATCATCAAGAACTCGGCGTCTGCTTGCTGCTGCGGAAGTATCGAGATCGACGACGCCACGATCAAAGTTTGGCACACGCCGCCCAGTGTCGGGTCTGCCTCGATCGCGGCACGCACAGACGTAGCGCCACTGTACGACAGGAATCCGTCGAGCGTGTCATACGCACGGCTGTCTGTCCACCTGCCGACTACCACGTAGATCGACCATTCCATCACCACGTCACCACCAGCAAATGCACGGTGGTAAGTGACACCGTTGAGAACTGGGTACGCGACTGGTGGGTTCAACTGCTCAGGCTGGTAAGCGTAGGTGCGCAGGCCGCTGATCGTAGCGAGCCGCGCCTTCAGTCCTGCAGCGACTTGGTTGACTGTGCCTGGCATCAGGCGATACCGTAACGCACATACGGACTAAGCATGTCACGCACGTCTGGGTCGACGCTACGCACTTGAATCGCCATATCTGCAAAACCGACTACACCAAGCGCTGCGTTGTAACGTGCGAATCCGCGCATAGCGAGCAAGACACAAGCCTCGCGCACGTCGTCTGGGATAGCGCCCCAACCCCAGATACCGTTCACTTCGACGCCTGGTATCTCTGGTTGAATGATGATCGGGAATGTTTTACCGCCGATCGCGGTGATTCGATTCCACGGCCTGCTTTGCAGTGCAGCATTCAACGGCTGCAACTGGTAGTCGACATTCAAAGTCCAGGTGTCCTCATACGTGCCATTCCCGTCGTCGTCTGTCTTCAGCGTGATGATCTGGTACAGGTCGTTCGGCAACAGCAGTGTGTACAAATCTCGTGCGTAGAACTTGACGGCGTTGGTGGTCTGGTAGAAGAACCGACCCGTGAACCCATCAATGCGACGGCTCGCACCTTCGATCGCATTCTCCAACAGCGTGTCGTCTGCGTTGTCAGTGATACGCAGCGCGGCCTTCACCTCAGCCAAGGTACAGTAGCCGTTGGTGATGGCCATTAGATTTCGCGCCTACGCGCAGGCTTCTTCTTGGTGGCGCGTTCCGCTTCCTGCTCAACAGCAGCGGTCTCAACTTCGTCGGTCATGTACTTGCTTTCGTAACCGACTTCGCGCAGTGCCGCATCAACTTGTGCGACTCGATCTTTCATGCCGCGCTGTTCATATCCGCGTCGCTCGATCAGCAACGCCTCGACGTATTTAGATGTCATTGTTGTGTCCTTTATACACGTGTGGCGTGCCAGCAGTCTAGCAGACCACTAGCACGCCACGCGTACATTGTTCTAGGAAACTAGAACGTTGGGGTCACCAAACCCGTGCCGCTGATCTTAGCGAACGCGTTCGGGTAGCGGTTGGCGGTGAATGCCGCGTAGCCGTAGACGATGATCTGAACGTCGAGTTCAGAACCCTTCGGCTGCTCAAAGCGCAGCATCATCGGCTCGCCGTTGCCGTCTTCCCACAGGTGCAATTCCTGCATGTTGCAAACCACGATCGTGTCTTCGTTCGTGCCTGCACCAGCGTTGGTTGCAACGGTGGCGTCGGTGATGACTGGCAAGCCAGCGATCGCGTAGCCGCTGTTGCCGTACTGCACTGAACCCTGACCGAGCGCGACTGGGTTCATCGCGTACGGCTGCGGAACAGCAAGCGGTCGGTTGGTCGAGTCGAGCGCGGCGAGAATCCACGCGAGACGGCGTGGGTGCATCACGATCGCGTTCGGGCCAGCGAAGAAAGTGGTCTGCACCTTCTGCACTGCGTCGAGCAACTTCGGGTACAACTCGGCGACCGTTGGCGACGCGTCGGTGTAGGTCACCGACTGGCCAGCAGACGAGATAAGTTCGGCGACGACGGCCGTGTTGAGCGACGTGTGGTAGGCCGACACGAGATCGTTCATCACGATCGAGTCGACACCAGTGCCACGCTCAAGAGCCTGGCGCGAGACGTTCTGCTGACCAGCGTACGTGTTGACGTTGATCGTGAGAAGCGTGTCGTCCATGTTGGTCTCGGACACTGCAGCACCTTCGGTCTGCTGTGCGACGCTTGAACCAGTCGTGACCTTCGAGATGTTCAAGGTCAAACCAGCCGACGGAAGTTGGTGCTTGCGCGCGGCATCCGACGTTGGGCGGCCTGCACGTGCGAACGGTGCAGCGAGATCGGTCAGGTACTGCGGCACGACGAGACCAGCGAAGTTTGCGCTGGTGACGTCACGACGCTCGACGCGCTCTTCCTGCATGTGGCGTGCGAGACGCTCACGTGCAACGAAATCGCCGTTGAACTGAGCGTTGAACGCGTCAGCGATGAACGAGTTACGAGACTCGGCGCTGTAGGTGCGTGGTTCGCTCCTGACGGTGACGACGTCGGCTGGCTTGGCGGCGCGGGTCTCTGCTGCTGCAGCGGCGCGTGCCTCAAGTTCGGCGTGACGCTTGATCTGCTCATCGAGATCGCGCACTTCGTCGAGTGCGGAAGCGATGAGAGCATCCTCGTCCTTGGTGATGTCGCGGCTCTCAGAGACTGCGACCTGGGTGATCTGTTCTGCGCGTGCAAGCGCTGCGTCGCGCTTCTCGCTCAGGATATCGGTGTACTTCTCCACGATTTTATTCTCCTCGTGTGTCGTTGTGTGTATGTCCACGAGTGAATCCTGACCAGTGCCACTAAGTGGCGGCTGCGGTTCGGCTAGCGTTGTTTGGCTATTTGAATCTGACGCTTACGCGCAGCCAAATAACCAGACGCTTCAACAGTAGCAGTTTGCTTGCTACGTACGCTTACAACAGTGTCCTCGTAGGCTGGGTACGTCACCACGCTCACATCGAACAGTTGCACTTCTTTCAGTTCGCGCACACTGCGGTCGCTGTTCCACGAGTCCTTGATCGTGCGGAACGCGAACGACATCTGCGACAAATCGCCACGACGCAACGCCGACAACACACGCTGTGCGTCTGGGTTCATCGGGTCAAGCGAAGCCTCGACACGCAAACCGCGCTCGTCTTCTTCCAACATCAACGTGCCAGACTTGGTGCGCGCCAGCGGCACACCTTCATGGTCGATCAACAGTCGAACGTCAGCGCCATCGTTCAACGTCTTGGTGAAAGCACCAGAACGCACGTACTCGACGAACGGCATCGGCTCACTTGGCGAATCGAACAGCGCAGCATAGCCGTGCAACACGTTGCTGTCGCCCTCGGCGCGCAGTTCAAGCGTGGTGTACGCGACTGATCTGCGCTCGTCGATTTGATCGCTTACCCAGTGCACGGTCTTGGTTTCCATACTGCCACCATCGTACACGTCGCGACGCATAGCGACGTTTCCATTCTCTTCTTCCATCTCTTCACCTTCGACTTCTTCATCGACAGATTCTTCGGCCATGTAAATCACGAAGTCTTCAGGGGTGAACACTGGTACGTTCAACTCGCCCACCGCGGTCAAGTTCTCAGGCTGGTTATCGATGAACGCGTCAACCGTGTAGCCCTCGGACATCAGTTGCGTGATCGCGTCGGCCTTATACGCGGCGACACTGTCGACGTCGATCTCGCCGCTGTTCATGATCAGACGCTCGTAGTTGACGCCAGCGCTCTGCAACTGTTCCACGGTCTTATCACGGTCGATCGGTCGACGACCCGTAAGAATGAACACAGGGTATTCGGCTGCGTTCACGGCGTCGATCACTTCTTGCATCGGTTCAGTGCCATCACGCAGCAACGTGTCATCGATGTCGACCACGATGATCTCGTTCTCTGCACGTGCCTCGCGGCTATTCACTTCGCCCAACGGATCGATGCCTTCAGCGATAGACACGGCCACCATCTGATCGATCGCGTCTTGTTTAGTGCTGTGACAGCCGAGCGTGTCATATGAGCCGTCGCTGTTCTTTTTTACTGTTGCCCAACCTGAGCAACCAGCCTGCGAGTCACTGATTCCGTAAGGCACGTGTTAGTCCGTATCTGGTGTCATGATGCGAAGATCGGCCGTACCAACCATCGCCGTAACGATGCCGTACATCTTTTGTTTGAGAGGCAGGAAGAACTCGTGTGGTTCGCTGTGTTTCTCCAGCGGCATCCCATTCGACGTCGTCACAGTGCCATCACCGACGTAGATCGTCGCACTGTTCACGATCTGCAGATAGATGTAACGGTTCTGGTCATCAGAATCGACGATCAAGGTAGGCGTAGTTCCTACCGTCACCTGGGTCGATTTCATTGTGGCATCCCTTCAGTTCCGAGTGTCGGCAAGTCGCCGCCCTCGACACCAGCGAGCGGCGCGCCAGCGATACCCATCACGAACTGGTCGCCACCGTCATACGGCTCGCGATCGTCGTCTGCGCGCGCTTCATTCGGTGTCAACGTGCCACTCATGATCTGAATCTGCTGTGCACGCACGCGCGTGATCAAGTCGGCGCGCATAAACTCGTCAGCGTTGAACCGTACATACTGCGTAATCGGCAGCATCTCGCTGAGCGCGTCTTCGATTCGTCGCATCCACGGCAAAAGCGTGTAGCGCACGAAGTTCGTGCCCATCGACTCGATGTTCTGATAGGTCTGCGAGTCGCCACCTGTACCGCTGATCATGTGCAACGGCACACGGTAGACACGCGCGATGTCACGAATCACAGACTCACGATGCTCAAGCATTTGCATGTCTGCAGCGCTCGTCGTGATCGGCCGCCACTTCAAACCGTTAGACAACACAGCAGGGCGGCGACGCTTGTAATGCGAATCTTCCCAAGTCTCGCGCATGATCTGTGCCTGCTCGTTCGTTAGCGGCTTATCAGTCTCCAACACGCTGCTCGGTGTAGCGCCATCACCGAAGAACTGAGCCAAGAACCTATCCATCGCGACCTGCATGCCGACCGTGTTGCGCATAGCGTCAAGCGGCGAGATACCGCGATAATGGCCAGCAAGTTGCATCCAGTGGATGACACGGATATCTGAGTGTTCGTAGCGCACTTTCTCGATCATATAGTAGGGCAAGCCGCTGTCGACATCGGTGTAGCCCTTGACGCGCTCTGGGTGAATCACTCGCATCTCACTGGGCAGTTCACCAGCGCGACGCGGCGCGTAGATGTAGACACAGCCGTGAATCGCCAACGTGATCGTCAACTGGTGCAGAAAGTCGAACATCGACTGGTGCATGTTCGGTTTGATCAGCACGCTCGGCGTCGGCAGCGACTGTTGGCGGCCGTTCTTGTCGCGCTTCAGTTCCAACTTCATCGACGCCACCGAGTCAGCGATCAACGACACACACGCCAAGACAGCAGACGACGCGAACGCGTTCACCTCGTTGATCACTTCACCAGACCAGTTCTGGTAGAGCGGCCTCGCCGTTATCTGATACGGGTCGATATTAGTTGGCAGCGCTCGCTGCTCATGCTTACGGAACACGCCCATCAGCGAGTCTCACCGAATGCTATCATCGCACCACCAGCCACAACACACGCCAACGCAGGCGACCACTGAGCGACACCAGCGACAACCAGGACAGCGCCCACTGCTTCGACCAACAAAATCAAATAGTCGCGCACTTCAGTCCTTCCATATGTCTACCACGCTCGGTGCTGGGTCTGCTCTCATCACCATAGTAGCACGATCTAGGGCTATGACTAGAGCAATAGCAGCGTCGATCTTTCTCTTCGACTTACCCTTCGACAGACGCCAACCATCATCAGTCATGCGCTGCGCAGCAGACAGAACTTGATCGATAAACATCGGCGACCCGTCGTGCACAACACGGCCGTTCACGATCATCTCGTAAGCGTTACCGCAGGCAGGTATCATGCGTGTGCGGTTCTGCGGATACTCAACCATCGGCAACCCGTCATCGGCCAGATGTTCGGCGCTGCGCTGAAAGTATGCAGGGTCGTAGGCGAATTCACGTATATCGTACTTACCGTGCAGGTCACGCAGGTAGTTCTCCACTTCGGCAACATCCAGACCGACATCTTGTGGATACCAAATCTTCGCACGAGTCACCACCACACCATCTTGCGGTTGTGCACACACCACAGCGATCGAGTCATGCTTCAACGCCATGTCGATACCCACGTACATCGGTAGCGTCGGGTCTAACTGACGATCGCTGCGCGCAGTCTCCCACGCACCAGCAGGCAGCCACGACTCCTGCGCACGCACGAACTGATTCAAACGGTAACGACGAAATGCCGACTCGCTCGTCTGCTTCCTGGCGAGCGCCATGTCTTCGATATCGAGCAAACCAAGCGCGATATTCGGGTTCGCCGCTATCCACTGATCACGATCATCGAGCGTGCAGTCGGTTACGGCTTCCCACCACCAAAACCCGAAATACTTGCCCTCATCCTCACCACCGACCACACGCTTGCCATATTGATACATGCGACCGCACAGCGACTCAAGATCGTAGCCAGCAGTCGTAATCGCCACGATCAACGGGTCGCGACGCGCACCAGACCCCAACGTCAAAGCATCCCACAGATCATCATTCTTCTGCACGTGCAACTCATCGAACACAACCGTCGACGGGTTCAGTCCTTGTTGCAACTGCGCATCGCTCGACAGCACACGAAACACCGACCCAGTCGACGGTACAGCGATCGAATCGCGATAAATCTTGCAGATACCGCTCAACGCAGGCGACTGCATCACCTGGCGGCGCGCTTCCTCAAACACGATACGCGCCTGTTGACGATCACCAGCGGCCGCGTACACTTCCGCGCCCATACCGCCCTCGATCAACCCATGCAACGCGATCACCGAACCAAGCAGCGACTTGCCATTCTTACGGCCAAGACCAACAACCGCACGACGGTAACGACGACGACCATCCTCATCACGCTCATAGAGAGCACGCAACAGATCGATCTGCCACTGCGTCGGCTCTAACGACTCACCAGCACGCATGCCCTTATCCACATGCATGAACGTACGCGCAAAATCAACCACAGCATCACCATCCGTAGGTGCGTTATTGCACCACGAAGTCGCCCAGGTCGGCCTACTGTTGATGCCGCTTACGATACTCATCTAACTCGTTCGCCACTCTGATCTCAAACAAACCCAACCGTGCACGCTCGCTAACTGGGAAACCAAGCAACTGCAACCAACCAGTGATCTGCGCGTCAGCAGTCTCGATCTGCTTGACCGCAGGGTGCGTCACCGTCTGCCCATTCGCAGTCGTGTACCAGCGACGTTCAACGTCATCGCCTAGCCACTGCTGTAGACGGTTCACCAGTTGCAACTTTTCCACCAGCATGCACATCATCACCGTGTCATGTTGCTCACTCAAATGACGACGGCCAGCAGTCCACAACTGCGACCAGACAGCAGTGCCATATTCATCACACCACTCAGGTGCAGCAGGAATATCATCTAAGTTGACCACCACGACCGCCGTTTCAGGGGTCGGCGCGTCTGGCAGTTTCTTATGGCCAGGGTTGCCACGTGCACGGTGCTGTTCGATCGGCAGCGGCTTAGCGCCTCGACCGACACCAGTCTTTGGCCTAGGCATAAGCAACCACCGATCGGCTACGGGTCGACGCCGACGAACGGCCGACGACGGCCGACGAAACCGCGGCCACGCCCGATCTAGGCGGTAGGGCGCTTCTCAGGATATATCTGAGGAATGGCTCAGGGCTCTCTCCCT